AAACCCATGCCCCCATATCTTTTCAAGACGCTTAGCCCATGCACTAAACAAACGCTCTGGAACTGACCATCTCAACAGAAGATGTACGTGAGGATTGGGTTCACCATCTTCATTGGCGGGACACTCAGCCACCCAAATATAATGAAAATCTGCAGGTGTTTGCGTTGGACCAAACTCACTAGGCTTCACGTACTTCGCCACTTTCTCTTTTTCCAAATCGCAATACTTCTGATCTGAGTCCAAGTCCACTTTCACAGTATGATCGGCCGTCCATCCTCGCTGGTACATTTTCTTTGCTGCGTCTAGAAACCTCGATACTTCATTGCCAATCGTAGTTTCGAGAGTTTTCTCCATCGTAAACTCTTGCTCAGGCTTTTGTTTCAAATCGCAGTACGGTCCAGCAATAACATCGCCACGATTCATAACTCTAGGGCGCGGGTTATCTTTACTAGGCACCGTCCAGTATTCGCCACCTATATCAGTGATTGGATGCCAAGTTTTCTTTTCATTCCTTTTTGGGTGTACGGTTACCATGTTTCTCTTGTAAACAATCGGATGGTTAGCCCCCATCGAACGGCAATCATCTGCATCAAGCATCCCTCCGAACATGGCCAGGCGTTGCGCTTTGGTAAACGTCAACGTGAGAAACGTTGAAAAACCACCGTGGCAAGCTGCAGTGTATGCCCCCGATTCAAAAATTTTGCTGACCGAGCGTGAAGTCAATTTCTCTGAATAACGTTCGCCAACATTCGCAGCTGGTGCAGCGCTTGACGGAATTTCAGTCACAACCTGGAACTTATATGTTTCGTTCCACGAACGGTGCATTAACTGCATCGAAACTGGCGAACGCTTGGTTTCACCTCGTGCACGTCTACCGTTCTGATTCAAAATAGCGGGCGCAGCACGTTCTGCTGATTCGTACAACGAATGATGGTTAAAGTAGGCCTCCGTTGAGGCATAGACAGTTCTAGGGCGCAGAACCTTATTTAGCGTCATAACCTTGCGGATTTGACGCTCTCTTCTGACGCGAAATTCCTCTGTCGGACTTTTGCGCCCTTTGACTAGCCTATTGTCTTCGGCGATTCTCGCCGCCGCTTCGCGGTCGTGTTTTGTACGAAAATTTATCGCTTTGTAGTAATTAGTTCGAGCTTCAAGATCACTTTCTCGCTTTGATTTTCGATTAGAAACTTGGTCATAGATTGGAATTTTCTTAACCAAACCACTATCTAGAAGTGCTTGCTCTCGGTCTGAGTAAATTTTGGAACCTAAAAAACCAGCGTTATAGCTGGCATCATTTCGTTTAACTCTATCGAGGGGCATTACGGCCCCTGCGATATAGAAGAGATCTGAAACGTTCATTCCTCTAAATTTCCTAACTTATTCTCATCACGATCAACGACTGTACCCACGACCAAAATCTAAGCACCCATATTCGGTACATACATATGTCAATGAATTCGCCGCTTTTTTAACTCGCTTTTTAATCCCGTGTTTTTCTCGCAACTTCTCTAACAGAAAAAGCGACCTTTCACGCTTTTGAGGATCCGGATTATCCATCCCTGCCATATCAGGACATGGCAGGTGAAGTATTGATGTTATAGGTAAATCTGCGATGGATTTTGCTGGGTAGTAATCAATATCGTTGTTCATGATCAGGCCTTAAAATGGCAAGTAATCTAGAGGTGCCTGGGCGCGATTTTCTAATTCCCGTAAGCGCTCTCTTAAAGTCGGATAATTTCTCGATTTGTACCTAAATAATCGTTGCTGTAACGCCACTTGCTCTTTGCGTTCAGTGCCCGACACTGCGAAAAACCAATCAATTTTTGAAAGACCTTGTTTGGTACAATCTCTCTCAGCGCATTGCCACTGCATTGTTGTAACCATCACCAATTCAGCTAAATTGAATTTTGTATTTGCCTTGAAGTATTTATCGCTCGTACTCGCCTCACTACTATTTTTAATGAGACGCGAGAGGCGATGGCGTAACTTAAATAGGTCTTTCGAAGAGTACTCACCTCTAACCTCAAGTAACTCAATTTGCTCAACCGTGTAGCTTTTTCGCTTTTCATCCAATTTATTAAGCACTGCATTTAATGAGCAACTGTCGATAAACATCTGCGCACCAGCAATGGAATAAGCGGTTTTAACTTGCCCTTTCACACCAAAATCATAAAAGTAACGGCCATTAATCATGATCGCCTTAGCTTGTTTAGCTTGGTTTTCAACTACACTGCTCATATCGTTGCAAGCTCCTGAGTATCGACAACCATGTAACCACCTTCGCCCTCTCCTTCGCTTAACACACCGTGGCAGATGTGATTGCAGGTCAATTGATTACACGCTTGTTCAATTGCTTCATCCATCGACTCAAATTCACCTAGCGGTGTGGTTTCAGGTTCGAGAGTGTGTTTGTGGCGTTTCAGCGCTCCATTACCAAACAAGCGGATCGCTACATATTGCATTCGCTTGTCTCCGCTTCTTTTAAAAAGGCCAATACCACCTCACCAGCTTGTTTGTGAACGTCACGCCACATACGTACCAAAGAACTTTGCAAATGCGCTTGTCCTACAATTGGGTTCTCTTCGTATTTACCGATGTTGATAGTGGCTAAGTTCTGAAGATGAAGCGCTTCATCGAGTGTGTTGATTTGAATGCTAACTACGTTTTTCATATTGAGTATCCTTTAAGTCAGACCAGGAATAGGTGCGCCGTTTACGAAGAAATCAGAGCCCATTTGCATGAGTGGCTGAATACCTGTTGTTCGGCGTTCTAAATCATTAATGAGTAAAACGAGATTGCCCAAAGCAGATTGAGCCCTTGCTAGGGTTTTTCGTTTTACCGAGCGAGGAAGCCGCTCTGTTGAATGCATATCTAATGCGTCTTGAGAAATCTCACCCGACAGAACCGAGTTGATTAACACTCGCTCTAAGAAGTTTTTGTCTTCTTTCGAGTCTGGGATTGGCACAGTCACCACACCAAGATCAGCCATAAGCGTATTCAAGATGGTGAAGTCATCTGACTCTTTGCACAGAAGCGCCAAATCTACTGGGTCTAGCTTGTGCGGCTGCTCAGGGTTGAGTTTATTTCTCAACATGGTGCCGCTTTTAATCCCAATTCGAGACGCCAACTTTTCCATGTTGTGGTTAAGCGCGAAATCGCTACAAACAGCGTTGTACTGAGTTTGTTTGTGAGAGCGTAATTCGCACATTGAGCCATTTTCTTCCATAGCTAATACTCAAATGCATACAAGCGGTACGAAAACGAAACCCCAACCCACGACATTGAGCCACAACGGACAATGCTCTTTAGTTGGAATCAAGGAAGATAAGCACATGACCTACCCCATTCTTTCCATCGTTTCGCGTGTTGCTAGCTCTAGCAAAGCAACCATGTTGATCATCGGTGTTTCTTTCGGTTTTGATTTGCGTTTGATAGGTAAACGACCGTCTGACACCCAGTCGATAATGGTGCGCTTAGGCATTCCAGAGAATTGAGAGTATTGGTCGTACGTCATGAAAGGCGTATTTAGGACTACTTGATATGAGAGCATAGTGATATCCTGTTAAGTCATTGAATGTTTTATACCGGAATGATTAGTTGCACCTCATCATTCACCCAACAAGGCGAATATTAGATCGTATATGAGTGATTATCAAGGCTTAGATCGCCCACTTGAGTATTTAAAAGGGCGTGAAGTAACTGAAAAATTGAAGGAGATCACTAAATCACGTGATTTTTTGTCACTTGCTGAAGTGCTTGGAGTTCCAAAATCAACTGTCTCAACTTGGCACCAACGTAAATTAACACCTTATGAAATCATTTTGCGAACCCACTTACGTACTGGGGCGTCTGTTGCATATATGGCATTGGGTGAAGGTAAGCCATTTCCTGACCAAAACACTCATATGAGCAATTTAAGCGGTGATAACTCCAGCAGCACTATTGATATTGATTATTTTGAGCTTTCTAACGGCAAACTCGTAGACAATGAAACACTGGCTTTCGATAAGAACTATCTAGATAAGGTTGGTGCTTCAAACGTTATCGCAATCGACAATGACCACTCGACATACATAGTCGACAAAGACATACATCAAGCAGTAAGTGGCACATACCTAGTTGATATGGATGGTCTACTCTCGCTAAACCAAATCCAGCGTTTACCAGGCAAGAAGCTGGCGATCAGCTTTAATGGCTCAACGCTTACAGTCGAAGAAGATGAAGTGAAGGTTGTAGGCAGAGTTGCGTTGGTGATGGAGAAGAAGTAAAACATGTGCGAAGAAAACAGAGATACATTAACAAACGTCGAGGCGTATAAAATTGCAATCGCTACACGTAATTTTGAAATCGACCTCTACTGGAAACGCTCTTTGTTTTTCTGGGGTTTTATTGCTACAACTGCTTTAGGTTATGGTTCAAGCATACTCGCCGAACCTGCAAAGCAGAACCCTGACCTTGCTCTGTTAATCGCCTGTTTTGGTTTGATCTGCTCGGTATGTTGGAGCTTGGTAAATAGAGGTAGTAAGTACTGGCAAGAGCATTGGGAACGTAAAGTTACCGACTTTGAGGAAAACCTCGGTTCCTTAGAACTCTTTCGTGCAGAGGACAAACTAGATGATAGTAAGTCTTATTGGTTAGGAGCACGCAAGTACTCGGTGAGTAGAATTGCTATAGCACTAAGCGACTTTAGTGTTTTGCTATGGCTTAGTTTAATCGTGAACCACACACTATCATATTTTCCAAATCATATTTACTTGAGTAGTGATGCAAAAATTTTCTTAGCTATTTTAGGGACCTTTATATATTTGGTGCTAATACTAAATGTATGTAAGTCAAAATCATGGATTAGCTTTACGAATAAAAAAACAAGGGGAAAATGATAAAAAGCGGCGAATCACCGCTTTCATTATAAATGGTCACCAAGATGAGCAATTAGAAATTTGTTCTGACCTATTGTGGGCTTATAGAAACCAAAATACATACGATTACCAGCGTGGCGCTTACCCGTCTCATGTTGGCCATCAAAATAATGCAGTTTACAGTGGTATTCGCAGTTATACTTTTTAGTATCGCCATCAATTTCAAAGAAAAAGTCTAATTTTTTTTCTTCTGTATTCCTTTTTTTCTTACCACCACCTTCTTCACATGTTTCGAACTTTATTCGCCTATCAATGTAGTCGACATCTCCTTTTACATCTCCATCTTTTGGGACATAGCAGTTCATAGTATCAAACATTTCAAAAATACCATTGATAAAATTCTTGCATCCTCCTGCAATATTAGAAACATCATTGTACTTAGGATGGAATATCAAATTACGATAAATACCCTCAAATGCATCTGCATATTCAACTGATGTTAAGTTATTATTGATCACGATATGCTTTGAATAAGCCACTAGCTCGTTTTCATTATTAGCATTTCTTAACGAATCTTTAATTTCAACAGTTACAGGCAGTTCACCATAAATACATAACCAACGATTATCCTCTACAGGAGTAGTATTATTTACGAGTTTAATAACCTCACTAGAATCCAAATTTCTAGTTCGAGCCTTACTCATATTCCCATCATATAATAACGAAGCAAGAGCGCCTGCCTCTGGCACAGCATTTGTACCATACAATTTATCAATAGCATTATCATAAAAATCCGAAGTTTTTGAAAATCTGATGAATTTTTCCGAGTCCATTTTCTTAACTAAAGCAGAAGCTTCCGTTAAATTACTTATAAGTTTCTCAATTTGGCCACTAAAGTCAAAACTATCTAAAATAAAAAACACGTCTGCTTTCATCTCTAGCTTTCCTTTCCAGGAAGTTCAGTTTTTCCAGTCATGATTGTGAACATATCTTGAGCTTGTTGGTCGAAGAATCCATCAGGCCAATTAGAGAGTTTCCCATCTTTGGCAATAGTAATTTTATCTACATGACTCTGCTCTTGACCTTGTGATATGTAGTAAAGCGTAAACAGCTTAGGATCGAATCCCTCAACGAGCCTAGTAATTACACGAATACCATTTAACAAGTGGTCACTGTGTGTCTCTACAATAACCTGAACTCCAGCTTGAGCTGTTAGTGCAATAAGCCGACCTAAGTAGCTTTGACCTCGAGGGTGAAGATGCGCCTCTGGGTTTTCAATGATAACTAACCCACCTTTAGGAGTGTTAAGCAATGCAGTTATAATACCCAGCACGTAGCTAACACCAAAACCGACGTTTTGTGGTTTGATCTTACTTCGATAGTTCTGCCCAAATATATTAACTGATGCTACGGCTTCCTCGATCAAGTCGGGGTTCAGTTCTATCCCTGGGCTAATTTCATTCATCCATGCGTTAATCTGACGAAGCAATCCATCCCTACTTTCTGAATTGTGCATTCTTGGGTCAGCATTATTCTTGATAGGCACTGTTGAGCCTCCAAGATAAAGGGGTTTATGCATTTCAGATCTAGAGAGTACTTCGGATGTAAACTCTCCCTTCGCACCTAACCAGTGCTGGTGAAAGCGATTTCCTTCAATTAGGTCAAACCGACTCTGCGGACCTAGCCTTTCTGCCTGTAAGTATTGAAAGTTAGAAGCCAATTTTTCGAAACTTGATGGTAAATTATCAGAATAGCCGGACAATAAATGTAATTCACTACTTGAGTTGATTAACTCTCGATATCCCCAAGTAAGAATCAAGCCATCAACATTTACTTTAATCGAGAGGCTCTGATCCTGCCCAACCTTACCTGTATTATCTTTATGGTGAATATCATTAGCAAAACCAACTGTTGTAAGTTGACCGTTTAACTTTACAATTTTTTCAAACTTAGATTGAAGTGGAATTGAAAGAGCTTGAATTGCAGTACTTTTACCAACTGAGTTAGTACCACAAAAAACTGTCAAATCAGAAAACTCAAACTTTCTCTTTTTGTAACATTTAAAATTTTCAAGTTCGATAGACTTAATCATTATGAACTCCAACCGTTATCGGAGATAGTACAACATCAACACCAGTACTCTGCTTTAGAATTTCTCTAAATGATTCAAATCGGAATCGGACAGTTACATTCTTACCTGTAGATTGACTAATTGAATACAAGAATCCACGCCCTTCTTTTTCATATTTACTTGATTCCCACTGCGCGTAATCTGCAGAGTCTTTATCAATAGCTTCGTATAGCATATCGATTAGCTCATCACTATGTATCATAACTTGTTGAACTTGCTTCTCTGTTAACTCAGAAAAATAAGTAACTATCAACTCGAATAATGGTTTACTTAATGGTATTTTCCTTGCGCTATCTGGCACTTTCTTAAACGCATAATCACCAAAAACTTGCTCAGCTATCGCTACTCCATTTTTAAATTTATCCGCGATAACACTATAAGCAAGGTTAAGATCTTTAGGCAACTCAGCATTACCTTCATCAAGAAGATTTTCATTAACCAATGTAAGCTTGTGTTTATTCATGCTTTCCATTGCTTCAGAAAGGTACTTATTATATTGGTTATCAAAATTCATGTAGCCATTAAGCATAAAGGACAATGCAGATAAACATAATTCCATATCCTTTTGTCTATCTGACTTTATCTTCCAATGAGTAGCTGCTTTAAATTCAGATGTTGAAGCTAAATATCTCAAGAACTTAACACTCGAACCTTGGTTTAGCGCAGAACGAATTTCCTGATCACTTAATTTAACACCATACGTATTTATACGGTGGAATAGCTCTACGATAATATTGTCTTTATCTGTAGCCATATCAATCAAGTGGGCTGTTAATGGGTATTCACGTATCTTCCTTTGCTCAGCTCGCTCTAGGCCACTAAATCGCTTACCATTAACTTCTTTTAAAACTTCTAACCCATTAAGTTCAAATTCACCTCGCATAAAGTCATATATTGTGGTGATGCGTTGTAAGCCATCAACAATAATCCAGTCCCCATTTGGCTTCTCTGCAAAATAAAATACAGGTAATGGCAACCCCATCAATATCGATTCAATTAGTTTAGATTTTCTAGGCTCTGGCCAAACTCTATCTTTCCTTTGAAAATCTGGCTGAAGTTCAATCTCATCGAAACTTAAGCGATCATAAATCAATGAAACAACTGGGGTTAGCTGTCGTATTTTCGTTTTACCTGATGCTATAGGTCCACTTATTTCCTTTTCCTCAGAGTTTGCGATACCAGTCAACGACTCGTCATCGATCAGCTCATCCATTGATTTATCTGATTCCGGCGAATCATAATTTTCTTTAACGTTTTTGGGAATATGGAGTGTACCGTCTAAAGTAACAATAGATTCACTCACTTGATTATTTAGAACTAGTAAACTATTAATTGCGTTTTCTGCATCTTCCAAGACAATATCACCAGGATATTTTTTTGATACAGCATCAAAAGCACTCTTTAGCGTCTGAATAATTTCCGCCTGAGAGTTAGTGATTGCTTGATTCGATAAGGCTGTATAATTTTCTATTTTTTTCTAACTGCTCTAAGTTCTGCTGCTTGAAGTTCAGATAGAGAACCAAGATCATGCACGGATTGGTTACGTAATAGTAAGTGCTTACGATTCTTGAACTTGAAATGTTGGATGTATGGGAGATGCGCAAATACGGTCTCTGGTTGATTACGACTGCTACCACCTCCATACAAAGCTTGATCTACGTTACCAAAACCTTTAACTGTAAGCTCATTCCAAATATCTTCCAGCTCTCGAAAAGAACGAGCTGCCCCTCTTGTGTTTGGGCTATTAGATACAAAATATTTTTCGACTTGATAGTCTAAGGCCGTTATATAAATAGAGTCAGTTTTTGGATTTATCGATTGAAGCTCTCTTCCAACCAATTTTTCAATATCAGCTAAAACATCTTTAAAGTGCATAAGTGACGCCTAGTATGAATTATGTTTACTAGGAGTAGTTTACCATGACTTAGCGCCAAGTGTAGGCATGCGGCATATAACGTTGTGAAACGTATAAAAAAAGGAGCTGATAGCCCCTCTTTATTATAGTGATTTAAGATAAGTTTGAATTGTTTGCGCTACACCTTCGGCTGCAAGGTAGGGAACGCCATTACCTATGGTCTTAAACATATCTGAAAGCGTCATCGTTGGGGGGAAACAAAACTCTTTCGGCAACGATTGGATAGCTAAAGACTCCGCGGCACTTAAACGTCTATCTTTGTATGGGTGAAGATGTACTTCATTGTTACCATACGCAGCCGTTGGCGAATAGCGCCATCTATGCAGCCGCTTAAATGACTTCTTACTGTCATCACCTTCCAAAATGCTTTGAAAGCGATGCATTGATTTTGGCTGGAAGTGATGATTCGCATTAGGATGATTATAGACATCATTCAATTCAAACCAATGCTCAACCGTTAGCCCATGATATTTAATTAAAGATTCTGGGCATTCTTTTTCTGAATCTTGTTCATAATACTCATGACCAGGCCATACCTTCTTATCAAGGACTTCATCTCGATTAAACTTTACTTTCCTTTCCCAATTAAATTGAGATTCAAGCTCTTTTGAGTTGATTTCACCAACGCGAGATTTGTGGATACCAAACAATAGGATGCGATCTCTATCTTGAGGAACACCATATTCGATGCAGTTCGTTAAACGATCAGTCAAAACATAACCAGCTTCTTCTAGTCTATCTTTCATTGCATCATAGAAAGCTCGGTGCTTAACTGTTCTCCAAAGACCTTTTACGTTTTCAAACAAGAAAAAGTCCGGGGTATTCTGAATAATCGCGTCGATATAAACACGACTTAATTTACCATTCTCGCCTTCTGAACCCTTATTTTTCCCAGCTACAGAGAAATCAGGGCACGGTGGACCACCAATGAACCCAACAAGTGAATCGCTCTTGGCATCTTCAACATGATCGGTTAGTTCTTGCGCTCGATCACCTGTTACGAAATCTTCAATACTACCTAAGAAATGACCATATTTAGGCTCTGGTAATTCCATCACCTTTCTGGAGTACTGATATGCCTCTAAAAATGGCTTATGAAATTCGTTAATGAAACGAACATCAAACCCAGACTTTTCAAAGCCTAGATCTAAAAAGCCGCTTCCGGCGAAAAATGAAAAAATGATTGGTTTAGGAGAAGACAACGTAAAGCCTTTAGTGCGAAAAGTATCAATAAAACGACCTGCCATAGTACCTCATAACGAGGACCCGCGACACTCTATATTAACCTACATAAAACTACCAAACAGTGTTTCTTTTTTGCGAAATAAAACATTGTGGTACGTTTCAATACGGATAAACTGTATATTAATACAGTACAAAGATTCTTACCATGTCTATCCGAAACTTAAAAGATGGCTCACCCAAACCTTGGGTTTGTGATTGCTACCCAAGTGGGCGCAGTGGAAAACGTATCCGTAAACGCTTTGCGACCAAAGGTGAAGCTGTCGCTTTTGAAAAGTTCACAATGAAAGAATTGGACGAAAAACCATGGTTAGGAGCAAAAAGCGACTATCGGCGTCTCTCAGACGTTATTGACATTTGGTATCGACACTATGGAAGAACGCTAGTTAATGGCGATGTTATCTATCAGAAGTTCAAACTGATGGTTGAAGCCATGAACAACCCTATTGCCGCTTTGTTTACTGCAAAGATGTATGGTGAGTTCCGCAGCCTTCGAATGGCAGGACACATTAACTTTGTCGATAATCGGTGGCAGAAAGGCGCGCCAAGCGTATCAACGTTAAATTCTGAACTGGCGAGATTTAAAGCTGTGTTCAGCAAGTTAAAAGAACTGGGTGAATGGGACTTGCCGCATCCACTTGAAGAGTTGAAACCATTTAGAGAAGCTGAACGCGAGATGGCATTCATTCCTAAAGAGAAGCTTCCTCAACTCATTGAGTTAGTTACCCAACATAACCGCAGTGACATGTTGAAGATAGTCAAGATATGCCTTGCAACAGGCGCACGGTGGAACGAAGCGGCGCAGTTACGCGGTAGCCAGCTAAGCAAGTATAAAATCACTTATACCAATACCAAGACAAAGAAAAACCGTACTGTCCCAATCTCTAATGCGCTTTATGAAGAAATATACAAACCTCGCTCTGGAAAGCTGTTTGAAGAGTGTTATACGCCCTTCTGCTACATTCTTAAGAATAAACTAGGCATTTACCTTCCTAAAGGACAAGCATCGCACGTGCTTCGCCATACGTTTGCCAGCCACTTCATGATGAATGGCGGTAATATTTTGGTATTACGTGATGTGCTTGGGCATGCCGATATTTCAATGACGATGCGGTATGCGCATTTCGCTCCCGATCACTTAGCAGAGACCATTGAAAAGAACCCTCTCGCCTTTCTATAAATGCATATATTCGAATAGACATGCACTTTTCAACATTTGCACAAAATTAAAGTGTCTCAGGTGTAGACACTTTGTAGACACTTTCCAAATTTCAGGCAAAAAAGAGCCGCAAAAAGCGGCTCTTAATAATTCGTTTTTTCCGAGTAATGACTAAATCACTCTTTACCGTATACGTTGTTTTCTTGCTCTTGTACGCGGATAAATGTCGTGCGCTTCGTTAGCTCTTTAAGCTTTGCTGCGCCTACATATGTACACGTTGAACGTACGCCACCAAGAATGTCAGAAATCGTTTCATGAACGCTGCCACGGAATGGCAATAGTACGGTTTTTCCTTCAGCTGCACGGTATTTTGCAACACCACCAGAGTGCTTCGCCATCGCTGATTGTGAAGACATGCCGTAAAATTTCATGAACTTCTTGCCGTCTTGTTCAATCACTTCGCCGCCTGACTCTTCGTGACCTGCAAGCATACCGCCAAGCATTACAAAATCAGCGCCGCCGCCAAATGCTTTTGATACGTCACCTGCACAAGAACAGCCGCCATCACCGATGATCATGCCACCTAGACCGTGCGCTGCATCACCACACTCAATGATTGCAGAAAGTTGTGGGTAACCAACACCAGTTTTAACGCGTGTCGTACATACAGACCCAGGGCCAATGCCCACTTTCACGATGTCTGCACCCGCAAGGATAAGCTCTTCACACATATCGCCAGTTACAACGTTACCCGCTGAGATCACTTTGTCTGGGAATTCAGCACGTACTTTCTCTACGTATTCAACAAGGTGCTCAGAGTAACCGTTAGCAATATCAACGCAGATAAAGATCAGCTCATCTGAAAGTGCCATGATGTCTTTGGTCTTCTGGAAGTCAGCTTCAGAAGTACCGGTTGAAACCATCACGTTATTCAACTGTGATTTTTCAGCGCCTTGAACAAACTCAGCCCAATCAGCCACTGTGTAGTGTTTGTGTACTGCGGTCATTACACCATGCTCAGCTAAGGCTTTAGCCATCGCAAAGCTACCCACAGAGTCCATATTCGCAGCAATCACAGGTACACCAGACCATTGACGACCGCTATGCTTGAATGTAAAATCGCGGGTTAAATTAACTTGAGAACGACTTTTTAAGGTAGAACGTTTCGGGCGAAACAGTACATCTTTAAAACCTAACTTAAGTTCTTGTTCGATACGCAT